TAACATCTCAGCATTAGGATTTAAAACTCTACCACCTGTTCTTGCTAAAAATGTATCTGCATCTAATTCAGTTCCAAAAGTTCTTGCAGCTTTTTCAGCTATTCCTTGAGCTGCTTGTGCTTGACCAAATTCTCTTAATCTTTTTAATGGTTGTGCATCACTTGGCCTACCAGACGATCTTCTTGCTCTTCTTTCAAGAAATCTATCAAATTGACTTTCTCCTGTTAATCTTCCTCCTAGAGATAATTTTTCTGCTAGTCCGAGTGCTGCAAGTCCAGATGTTGTTAATTCACTTTGTCCCCACTCAACACCATTTACGTCTGTCGCCTTTGGCATGGGTAGTAAAACAGTTCCTCGTTGTATGCTGCCTTTGACACTATCACCAGCGACATTTACTTTTCTATTAAAAATCGCATTTAAAGGATTATAAAACGAACCAATATTTCTGATCCCTTCCGTAGGAGGTTTGCTTTGATTCACATCTTGTCTAACATATCGATATTTCACAATCTTCATATGATCTTGATTTGGATTGATATCGATTGGATATGCAAAAATATCTGTTTTATGTTTTCTGTATGTGTCTCGATCAAAAAGATTTCCAGTCATTAATTTTGACCGATATGCTCCTCTTTCATAATCTTCAATCATTGATGAAGAGGCGCTAGAATATGCTATTGCTTGAGGTTTTTCAAAATCATTCGTTACAAATTGCTCATTATTTGATTTTTTTAATTGTTCATTATAATTATCTTCAAGAATAGCTGCATCTGCTACTTCAATCGCATCATCAGACCCATTACCTTTATACTTATTAACATTGTATGCATCTAGAGCATCATCAGAATCTTTAAGAGTTTCAAATTCAGAAGTTTTTGGATTCACAGGAGATCCATCTTTTGTTACGCCGATCAGTTTTTGATCAGCACCAAACTCGTAAGATACTTTTGAATCATCGTCCTGTGTATAGACTCTACTTTTTGACATTAGATTTTGTTATAAATTCGATCTCTTGGAACTGGAATTCCTCTCATATCAATAAATCTTTCAGTCGGAAGTTGTGCAACATCTGACCATTCACTATTAGGAATACGGTAGGGCATTCCTCTCACACCTGTATAGAGATATTTATGTAGAGTTACAGGAGGAACTGCAACTGCACCCTGAGCAGAGTTATTTAGTAAGCTTATTGCAAGTTCGTCTCTTTGAGTCAAACGAACATAGTGAAGATTACATCCTAGAAAACCACCTGTTCGCATTTCAATCACATATGCAAGTGGATACATGTCATAATATGGTTGTTTAGTTTGTGCTTGATATGTAAAAAAATATAATTCGCCAGGCGCAAATCCAGCAGTGTCTGCATAATCAGTTTCAAAATTAGTCGAATCGAGTTCCTCAAGCAAACGACGACGAAAAAATTCTTCATTGACTTGATTACCTACTGTGTCTAATATTCTTTGTAGAATACTCATCGGATTCCTAATTCTTTTTCAGTCATGATTTTGAACTCTAATTTACGATCATCACAAAACTCTCTCGCTGCTTTCCACTTTGCTTGATTTTTAACATACGTCATTGATTCATTAATCAATGTCTTTCTTGATTTTCCCTTTGTTGCCTTTGGTTCTTTTGTTTCTCTCATTGGTTTGACTTCAATCACCGATCTACGAATGTTGCTATCTTTATCTTTATACTTAATAAAGAAATCAGGAAAGTATCTACGAACACGATTTGTTGTTGGATCTTTGTATGGTATCCAAAATTCTTCTGACGCCCATTCAAGTATATTCTCATTTAAATCACAATAATTCATGAACTTTCGCTCCCAGAGAGACCTATAAATAATATTATTGGAGTCTCCCTTATATTTTTTGGGATTAGAAGGTCGATATATCCCTTTATAGCTCATATATAATAATAACAATCCAAATTTATTTATCGTGACAGAAAATAATTTATTTCCAAGAAGAAGTCAAATATTTAAAGGTAACATTAAAGATGTTAGAGAAAGTGTTGCACGGCCTTCTCTCGATACGTTTTATCAAGTTACTTTCTCATTTGGAAATTGGCAAACTTGGCTTCAAGAATCTGATGTTGGCACAAATAAAAAAAGAAGTCAGGGATTTGATTTTCAAAGAAAAATGTCTATAATGTGTGCTCAGGCTGAACTTCCAGGCGCAAATTTTATAGAATCAACTGCAACTGGTCATCGTCAAGGTATAACAGAATCATTCCCAAATCTTAGAAATTTTCCGCCCTTAAATCTTGTGTTTTACTGTGATGCTGACATGGTAATTTTAGAAGTTTTAGAAACTTGGATGACGTATATTAATCCAATTCAAACAAATAAAAGAGAAAGAAGTGCTTATACTCGATTTAATTATCCTGATGATTATAAGGAAATTATTCACATCACAAAATTTGAAAGAGATACTTTTATACCCAAAGGAAAAAAACAACTAGGATCTTTTGGTGGTAAAAATAATGAGAAATCATCACCTAGAGAGTATAAATCAAATTTGTCAAGTTATGAATTTGTTAATGTTTGGCCTACCAATTTAACATCAATGAGAGTTGCCTATGGTGATTCAAATGTGTTAAGATGTAATGTACAGTTTTCTTATGATAGATTTTTCACAAGATTTAATTATGAAGATCCAAATCAGGCTGTTATAACTACACCTGATAATCTTGTAAATTCAAATGACATCTCTAAAAGTGATGGTAAAGGAGAAAATCAATGGTGGGATTTCTTAGATCTAGTTCCAAATAACAAATAAATAAAACGCTGAATTAAAACATTATGCCTTTACCAACTATTGAAACTCCAACTTATGAGTTGAAGTTACCATCATCAAACAAAAAAATTAAATACAGACCTTTTCTCGTAAAAGAAGAGAAGATTTTAATTTTAGCATTAGAATCAAGAAATGAAAATGAAATTACAAATGCTGTAACTGATTTACTAAAGAAGTGTATCCTTACAAAGGGTATCGATGTTGATAGTCTTCCAACATTTGATATTGAATATATCTTTTTGAATATTCGTGCTAAATCAATTGGTGAAGATATTAAAATGAATATTACATGCCCTGATGATGGCGAAACAAAAGTTCCAGTAACAATATATGTTGATGAAATTAAAGTTCAAAAACAAAAAGATCATAAGATTGATATTGTTTTAGATGATAAAATGACTCTTCGTATGAAGTATCCATCATTAAATCAGTTTGTAGATAATAACTTTGACACATCTGATGAACCAGAATCTGAGGTTCAAAAAACTTTTAAAGTTGTAGCTGATTGTATGGACACTGTTTATACCGAAGAGGACGCTTGGGATGTTAAAGATTATTCGCCACAGGAAAGACTAGATTTTGTTGAAAAACTAAGTTCAAAACAATATAAACTAATTGAGAAGTTTTTTCAAACAATGCCTAAATTATCACATACGATTGAGGTGATAAATCCAAACACGAAACAAAAAAATAGTGTCGTTTTGGAGGGTCTTGCCGATTTTTTCGGCTAAGTATTGCAAGAGAAGATCTTGAGACATATTATCGAACAAATTTTATTCTCATGCAATACCATAAATATAGTTTAACGGAGCTTGAAAATATGATGCCTTGGGAGAGAGATATTTATACTGCTCTTCTCAGAGATCATATAGAACAAGAAAATCTAAAACGACAACAAGAAGAAGGTGTCCGAAGGTATGGATGACGAAGAATTAGATCTAGGCACAACTGGTAAAAAAATTACCGTTAATAATTTTTTCGAGTCAATCAGAGACATTGATCAAGTGGCTTCTGATGCAACAAAATCTATTCTTCGACAAGGTGTAACAATTGAAGGTATAATAAAGTCAATAGCAAAAATAGAGAAAGAAATTATAGAGATTAAAAGTTTTATAAGAATACAAAAGGATTTAGAGGAGGATAGACTTTTAGAGGCTCAAGACGCAGAGCAAAAAGATAGAAGAAGATTGGAACTTGAAAGTGAATTTGGAGATGGTAAAGGTGGAGAACAGAGACCAAAGAAAGATCAAAATGAGCCAGGCAATTTTGGTTTAAATGCACGAGAGAAAGCTGCCGCAGCAATAACAACTGGAGGTGGATCAGCCTTAGGTGGAATTGCTCTTCAATTACCATCTTTAATTAAAGGAATTTTTGGTTTTGCAGAGGGTGG